CCTGATCCACCACCACCTTGTCCAGAACTACCAGTACCCCAACCTGAAGTATAGTGACCACCTTGACCACCATTTCCTGAGTATCCAGCAGCACCACCTCCACCACAAGATGATCCAGTATCACTTAAACTACTTCTATTACCATCTCCACCGTTTCCACCATTTCCACCACCGTCTCCAGTAAATCCACCACCTTCTCCACCGTAACCTGCTCTATTAGCATTACCATTATTATCTCTACCTGTTCCTCCTCCACCTTGTCCTCTACAAGTGGATGTGTCTACAAAATACGAATCACCACCATTGCCAGCATAATTTCCTGGTGATGATGGTGTACCTTTTGACCCAACAATTACAGCATAGGTTGTTCCTGGTTCAACTGCTATATCATTCTTCCAACCAAGACCTCCACCTCCACCAGCACCTTGTTCATCTCTAGTAGAACCACCACCAGCACCAACACATACTACAGATACACTATAAACATTATCAGGACATTCCCAATTATATGAACCTGATGAAGTAAATGCCTCTTGACCTGTTACTGTAGTATCACCAGAACCAGCACCACCTTGAGGTGCAGTTAATGTTACCCAATCAGTACCATCATATACCTCAATAGCAAGAAGAGTTTCATTAATTCTTATCATCCCTACTTGAGGACTTGATGGACGTTGTATTGTAGTACCAGAAGGTAAACAAAACTGACCATTACTACCTTGGACATATTCACCATTAATATTAAGATGTGCCGTAGATGGCATTTGAATATTAAAATCTGATAACTCAGGTCCAATTAAATCTGTAAAACGTATAATACTCATTATAGATCACCTGTATTTGTTGATGGGAATGATCGGTTTGAACCCCATATAATTCTTACTGCTCCACCTGCACCATTACATCCTGGAGTATTTCTGGAGTCATTAGATTGACCTCCACCTCCTCCACCCCAGTTACCACCAGTGTTAGAGGATCCACCTGATGTTGCATTGTTGCTACCAGCAGTACCATTTGATCCACCGCCTCCACCAGTGCTATTAGCAGATCCACCAGCACCATTATTACTTTCTCCCAATAAACCTGTACCACCTCCAGAAGGTGCAGCACCGCTAGAACCGTTGTTACCGCCCCAACCGCCTCCACCGCCTCCACCGCCAGCACCTTGCTGACCGTTGCTTGATCCGTGGTTTTGTGAAGTCCATCCACCACCATGTCCACCATTTCCTGAGTATCCTCCACCGCCTCCACCGCCTCCAGCAGTATCACCAGTAGACCAACCACCATTTCCACCATTTCCACCACCGTCTCCAGTGTATCCTCCACCACCACCTCCGTAGTGATTATTATTGTTAGTATTTCCTGGACTATATCCTGCACCGCCACCGTTACCTTTAACAGTACTAGTATTCCAAAAATAACTATCATTTCCACCATTACCAGACTGGTCAGAGTTACCAGCACCACCTCCACCAACAACAATAGTATAACCACTACCAGGAGTTACTGAAATATTATTTTTCCAACCGAGACCTCCACCGCCTCCGCCTCCACCTGCCCAATAAGCAGCACCACCACCGCCTCCACCACCGATACAAACAACGGAAACAGTTGTTACTCCAGATGGACAAGTCCAAGTAGTAGAACCTGGATTTGTATATTCTTGTTGACCTACAATACCACCAGCACCATCACCGTCACCATCTTGAGGATTAGCAGCATCATATTCTTCTTCCTCTGCTATGGTTGCAGGATCTCTATCTCCATACTTATACCAATTACTACCATCATAATATTCTACTCCTATTACAATACCATTTTCATCTTGAGATGTATTCCATCGAATATAACCAGCAGCAGGACTTGTAGGACGTTGCCCAGTTGTACCAGTTGGTAATTGAAATGCACCAGAGTTTTTAGTTAAATCCACCACACCATCATTAATAAACTCATGACCAGCACTAAGTGTTACTTGGTCAAGAGTTGAAGGTATTCCTCTTATTGTATGGGTGGTTAATTTACTCATCTACTACTCACCAGCGTCAGTTTGAACAGGATTTCCACCTACTGTACCATCACCCAATGGTCCTTTTTCTCCATGAGTTTTATTTGCTAATGGATCATTAAGGAAATCTCCAGAGTTCCACTGTTTATTAGTTCCTGTCTTATCGTATAATTCTTGACTACCACCCAATGCCTCTTCTTCTGCTTTAGCATCATGATCTTTATCATATGCTAACAATGCTTCTGTCTCAAGAATCATTAAGTCATTTTGATATTTCGTTAACTCAGTGATTTGCTCTCTCATTTTAGCAATTTGAGTTTGAACGTCTTTAATACGTTGTTGTAATTCAGTTAAGGTTGCCATTTCAATAATTTGTCCTACAAGGTTATTTATATACTAAATTACCACTTAGATAGTGGACATTCAGCGTGTTTTAATCTAGTTTTTGCTACCATAAAACAACCGCATTGCTTACATTGTTTTGTTATTTTTATAAACTCATCACATTCTAAACACATTGCCATTCGTTTTTGCTGTGTTTCTTTTTCAGCAAAAACCATACCTGCTGCTTTATGCAGCATATTTCTTTCACCATCCGAAACTGTTATCTTCTGACCTCTCTCAAACTTAACTGCATCATTAAGTTCTGAATATGTTGTAAACATAGAGGTTCTTTTAGGTTCCCTAAATGATTTAGGAACCTTTATTTTAGAGAGTTCTTTATCTAAATCCATAATATAAGTTTAAAAATTATCCTTTAGTTATTTTTACATAACCATTACCTGTATAGGTTCCACCGTCAGTAGAGTTATTACCACCTTGAGTATTTTGTTGGTTTTGACCTTGGTTATAAGATCCTCCACCACCTCCACCAGTTGACCAACTAGACCAGTATCCAGAGACAGTACCACCAGTGTAACCACCAGCACCACCAGGTCCAGATAGTCCTCCACCACCTCCACCACCGAATCCACCAGAGTTATTTTCTCCACCTCCAGTGTAACAGCAGTGTCCGTGTCCACCTTTCAATCCGTTAGTATAATTACCACCACCATTAGATTGACAGCAATGACCACTTCCATCATACCCATCACTATTATATCCTCCACCAGCAGCACCTTGGTGAGATCCCCAAGAACATCCACCATATCCGTTTCCTTGGCAGTTTCCTGGATTACTCCAACATCCGTGACTACCTGCTGTTTCTCCTGATTTACCATAAGACCAACTACTAGATCTACCACAAGACCATCCATGAGTAGAACTTGCAGATCCACCACCGCCTCCAGCGACTAGCATTAATTGACTTGTAGATTTATTAATAACAAATGATCCTCCTCCACCACCTGCTTCATTACCATGAGGACAACCATATCCATCACCACCTACACCAACTATCATCTCAATTTCAGTTCCCTTAGTTAAAGTAAACTGACCAGAAATTTTAGCACCCCAATAGGTATCATAAGAATAGTTGTTAGTCTTTCCACCTATTGCTCCACCTGCTTCAATAGTATAAGTTGCATCAGCAGGTACAGTCCAAACTTGATAACCTTGATAGTTACCCATTTTAAAATGAGTACCATCTAACCAAGGTTGACCAGCATATTCACTTTGCATTTGTGAGAATGTTGGACCTTCCTTCTCACCTTTACTTACAATAGATTTAAATGTAAATGATGTGAAATCAAATAGATCTGCATTGGCATCACCAGCAGCAGAACCAAAGAAAACCCAATCACTACCGTTCCATATTTCTGCTTGAGAAGTCTGAGTATTAAAACCAAAAGAACCTGTCGAAGGGGATGCAGGTCTCGTATCAGTTGTCCACGTTCTTAAATTTCCAGCACCTAGACTTAACCAGAATGATCCTTTCCACAATTCTAAATCTGTTTGGGTCGTGTTATATATTACCGAACCAGGATCAGCACTAGCAGGTTTACCAGCATCAGCATAGTTTGGTGCTTTCATTGCAGTGTTGGCAGTAACCATGCCTGTTGCCATGACATTTGCTGCTGTAACTGTATCTACATTAAGATTACTCATAACTCCGTAGTTCCCCTTTCATACTATATTTATATATTTACTGCTTAGTTATCCTACACTCACCATGTGTATTACTGGTAGTTCCTAAGTTTTGTCTATTCGTTCCTTTACTTGTATTGAAGTAAGAACCTCCTCCTCCACCAGTGGAGTTTTCTTGAGTACCAGCACCACCTGAGTATCCTCCACCGCCAGATCCTTGGTCATCAGTAGATCCACCTGCACCACCAAATCCTCCACCATTATAGTCACCTCTTAGACTATTATTTGCTGGTTGTGATCCACCTTGTAGGAAACTATGCTGACCACGTTGGTCATTAGAGTTAGTATAGTATCCAGCACCAGCAGTACCATTACCACCAGGTCCATTACCACCACTACCATTTGATCCACCTGAATATCCATCAGATGAACTTTTACCATTTTCAGAAGAGTGAGAGTCACCATTGGTATAACTATATCTACCATCCCAACCTCCTCCACCACCTGCAATAATTAAAGGAGTATGTTGACCCTGTGCATCTAATACAACAAAAGTTCCTCCACCAGATCCACCAGCACCCCAACCACCTTGCCCTACAGCAATTTGAACTACCTCCCCCTTTTGTAAATTGAATAATCCTTTTAACGAATATCCATATCCTCTTCTTGCATTACTACTATATGCTAATCCAGTTGCACCTCTAACTTCTATTTCATAAGTGGCAGTTTCAGGAACAGTCCATCTTTGGATACCCTGAACAACCATATCAAATAATGACGTATCTTGACTCCAAGAAGTACCATATGCAGTCTTACATTGATTTAATGAAGGACCATAATCACCAGTTTGACCACAGTTTGTAAATGTATGAGTGGTAAAATCATATAATGCTGAAGAATCTTCATCGTCACCTTCACCATCTGCACCACCTTGTTTAAGATATTCCCAACCACCTATTGAACCATGTTTAAAATATTCTAATTTACCTGTCCTAGTATTCATAAACACAGATCCATAAGTAGGATAACCTGGTCTAGCATCAGGTCCATTACCACTAGGATACCTATCACTAGGATCACCACTAGGAAGAGGGAGATATGATTGATTATTCAACCGCAAATCACCATGAATAGTCAACCTAGTCATTGTGTCTAGGGTTATTCTAAATTGAGCAGAAGGTAACCCCTGTAAATTAGCTACAGATACAATACTTGCCATTTAGACAACACTCCAAGATGCACCAGTTTCTATAGTTACAGTATATCCATTCCCGATAGTAATAGGTCCAGCACTCATTCCGTTAGTGAATTTAGCATCATTATTTGCTGTTGGACCTACAGTTATATTTTCTGAAATAGTATTAGGATTAGTACGAATAATAGCATCCTCTCCTAATGCAGGACCACCACCTGCAACTGGTGCCCAACCAGCAACACCCGTTCCATCATCATTAACATATATTTCTGCGTTATCTATCTCACTATTATATCTTATAGTACCAGCAACAACACCAACAGGTCGTTGTGCTATATTACCAACAGGTAATTTAAAAACACTATTGGTATTTAAGAAACTAAGTGTTGTAATTATTGCTTCAGTTGTCGGGGAAATCTGATTCCCACTAATTTTTGAAATTGCCATAATACCTTTGCGGTCTTGTGATTATTTAGATAGGAAATTCTAAAATATGTACTTTATCTGTACCTAGTGGTGCATCACCACTATTGAATATAATATTAGCACCGTTTGCATCAACACTATAGTTAGTACCAGCAATCTGGACAACACCATTTAATGCAACTAATACAGAATCATCGGAATGTTGAATACCACCGCCATATGTCGTAAGAGCAAATGTCAATGTAGTACCATCTCCAATATATGATCTAGTGATGTACTTATCAGCAGCAACACCACCTCTACCAGTAACAACTAAGTCACCATCAATTCTTACAGAACCAGTACATCTAACTCTATAGTCTGCTTGAGGATTTTCACCAATACCAATGTTCTTAGTACCAGTAAAATCACCAATTTGAATTTGTCCTGTATCAGTTATACCAAATTCTTTCCACGCTTGACCATAATATATCCACCCAAGTGATAGACCTGGAGTCCAGTTAATATTATAAACTAAGTCACCATCAGCAGGTGTATCATATCCTGTTATATTACTAAAGTCTGGTAATCCATTAGCTAATGCTGGTGCTAGTAATGTTTGTTTAATTACAGTACCATCTTGGTTATAGTATGAGATTTTCTTCGACTGAATATTTTCTGTAAAGGTTGTTAATCCTTGGAATGTAACAGGACCAGCGAATATAGATTCTAACTGGTTAGATGCTCCACCAATAACAGTTAGTTTGTCGGTAAGAACTAACTCAGAGAATGTTTCAATCGTTGTATTCTCTTCACCAATAACATTCAACTGTGCAATATCTTCATTAGTGATCTGTCCTGTAACTGGGTTAATAACTTGGTTACCAATGAATAGGTCACCGTTAGAGTTAAGACCAGAGTAGAAAGCAACACCTGCCTCTTCTTTTATACTCTGTGAGAATCTAACTTGGTTTTGTGTGAGAGTCTCAACCTGAGTTTGAGGGAATGCAGTAGAATAGTTACCAGGACCGAAACCAAGATATTCAAACGTATGATTACCTGATCTAAGGATCGAGTGTCGTCTGAACTCGACATTGATTGGTGCAACTGTTCCGTCATTGTTCTGTCTTATCTTAATTGATCTTTCTTCTTCATCACCAGAACGTGCAGTCAATTCAATGTTAGATAATCTCTTATTAACTGAATCATAGTTAGGTGTAGTACCTGGTTGAGTCCAACCATTATCTTGTAATAAGAACTCAACTGCTTCCTTAGTAATAGATCTCTTAGGATCCAATGCTGGTGTAGGTGTTGCACCATCAGTTGCATTAACTAAACCAATGATTTGGTTATCAGCAACAGATATAGAAGCAACGGGATCAGCAACGGGATTATCTCTGTCGAATGTTGGATATACCTCATTAACATTTTGTGAGAAGAATCTATCATTGAAGTTAGATGTTGAAGGTGCAATGGATGCACAAAGTAATGTTAGATAATATATACCATCATCAAGACCTCTAACAAATGGTTGTACAACTTCAATATCGTAAATGTAATAACACTTATCTAATGAATATGATGTAGTATCACTATTCAATGGTTGTAATACATAACCAGATAGAGGATCTCTTGGTAATGGATTAGTCTTATTCTTATCAATTACATAACGGAATCTGTAAGTTCTATCTTGTAAATCTCTTGGATCTGGGATTCTCTTGAGGAAAGTAGTAGGAGTGAAGTTAACAGTATTATACTGCTGATTAGTTGAAAGTGTCGTGTATATCTCATTATTCTCTGCACTAACAGATAGATACCAACCACCAACTGTGCCTGGAGTACCATTAATAGTATATTCTGCCTCATCATATTGCAATGGAGAACCAGGAGTTCCAGCAGTAACACCAGATACACTAGGTCCATAAGGTGATATACTTGCAGATTGAACTGTTGCAGAATCTGCACCATTAGCAATTAACAAGCAATTAATTTTATCTGCTACAGCACTATTTCCTGTACCATCTTGTCTAGCACCAACTGTATAACCCTGTACTCTTGTTGTTGGTGCAGATGCTTGAACAGTATAACCATATAGATACAATCTAGTACCTGGAGTTCCACCTTGCCCTGCTAATGCAGAGTTAATTACTTTAGTTCTAGCAATATCAACGTTAACCCAGTTAACAGAAGTCTCTTCACCAAATATAACACTGCCATCTACAACTCCACTATTAGCTTCTGATAATGTAATTACTCTAGTATTTGTATTAACAGATCCAACTAATGCTCCCGTTCCAACGCCCGTACCGTGAACTGTCATACCTTGGATGACCCCGTTAACTGACCCGTCATTTGCTAATGTTATTGTTGTTGCAGCAGCAGAACCTGTTGCAGTTGTTGATATAACATTCAGTGCTTTAGGTGGAACAACGTGAGTTAATGTACCTGCTTTATCTTTAGAGAATGCTTTTTGTTTAAATCCAGCAGATCTAAGAGCAGTATTACCAAAGTTAGAGTTACTGTTAGTAATTGACATGTCAGCACCTCTATGTGCTGAGAAATGAGCATAGTATCCAACAGCGAACACCGAGACCGCCTGAATAAATGCGTCATTAGATGCAACAATATGTCTATGACCCCAATCCTTTCTATACTCAGCAAATCCATCTAAGTGGGCACCATCTCCAGATGTTGCTATATCATAGTTTCCAGTTGATGCGTTATATCTAACAAATGCTCTATCATCTTTCTGTAGTGACAGTCCAGTAAACTGTGCCACAACCATTGATTTGAAACCAGTTGATTTAGCACCGTCAGCATGCATACCATTCATACCCCACACACTTCTTAGTGATAGGTTGAAAGCATAAGGTGATGCTGAGTCAACAGTGTCAATCTCAGTCTTAACTGTTACGTTTGATCCAACAGCGTTACCTGATGGTTCTGCTGACATTTGGTAAGTAAATACGTTACCCGATGCTGAAGTAACGGTGAAAGATCCGTTATATATTCCTGAATCAAGTTCGGATTGTGGTCCAGACGACCCAGTAACCCCAGAGATGTTAATGTTAACACCAACAGAGAATCCGTGGTCTCTTGGATTGTCAAATTCATCGACAGTAACAGCAGTTGCCGTTTGTCCGTTTCTTGTAATTTGTAGAACTCTGTATTCATCTGAAATAGGTCCAACGATTCTGTTTTCTTCTACCCTTGCCTGTATTTGGTCAGTTGTAGGATCACCAGAAGTATCAGGAATTGTAGCAAATGCTTTAGATATCTTCTGATAATAGATGTCTAAGTCAGTTCTCGAAAGTATATTTGGAACAGCAGAGTAATCTGCATTAGGAACGGTATTATTTGATATAAGAGTTGATAATGGATTTAAACCATCTGCAAACTCAAAACAAGTTAATCTGTGATGAGAGAACTTAGGTGCTAGTGTCTCTACACTATCAGGTTTGAAATATACACCTTCTTCTGCTCCATCAAAGAATGAGAATTGCCAGAAATAAGTACCACCAGTTACTTTGAAGATTGCTGTACGTGGGGGAACTTGCTCTTCTGTGTTAATACCCTTAGCAGCAAATGTTGTAGGGTATGGAACATATTTTGGAATTATTTTAGTTCTTCTAAGGTCACTACCAACTACAGAACAACCTCTGGGTACGATAACACCACCTTCAACAGAGTTATATTTGTATAATACGTTATTAGCAGAAGTTAAATCTAGGTTAGAGTTAGCATCAATAGGAGCAACGTTTGTATATAATACATCACCAGGTCTATTATCTATTTCATATACTGCTGGATATAAGTAAATTGAAAATGCGTCAAATTCGTCATTACTTAAACCAACTCTATATGAAAATCGTGCCACCTCAAGGAAAGCACGTTGTAAACTTTTAAACGGACGTAATGCCGAGTTACCCCTGTTATCAATAGCATCAGATGCATCGAAATCATCAGGGTTTACGTAGATAATACGTCCAGTTCTGGACGTAATAATATTCTTTAACCTAGTTAGTGACATTACGTTACGCTATTCCTATATGGTTATTTATTAGATACCTGCTTGGGCAAATGCCTTAATTGGGAATGCAGTGCTGTTATCTTCAAACCCAATGAGACTAAATGAATTGTTTGCAGTAGTACTGTTAACAATCAATCTTTCTCCAGGTCCAACAACGATAGAAGTTATTCTATCTACTTCATTGTTACCATTGGTAACACCATTAACAATATAATTTGAATCCTCAAGAACAGTAGTATCTACATCAACGGAACTAACAGTTACCGTATTACGATCAGCAAGATTATTTTTAGGTACATCTCTAAATGTATCCGAACCAGCAAAATCAGTAGAACCTTTACCTTTAATTACATAAAGATCTGTACCACTATAACTACGAACATATCCATATGGATTTTGCCCTTGAGCAGTTACAGTATATGTTGTTCCACCAGCAGTGAATGAATCGGTTGAATTAGTCCAAGTACCATCAACATCATATGCATAAAACTCTGTATATGTATAGTTACCAGAAATTGCTATAGAACGATCCAATCCACCATAACCAGCACCAGCATTAGCACCAGTATTACCATCATAAAAATAGATTAAACCTGCTAATGCACTGTTAGCAGCAAAGTCATATTGAACATATGCTCCACCACTTCCAGCAGTACCATTGGTAGTCTTACCAATAGTGTACTCTACACCATTATCACCTGTTGTAGCAGCATCACCATCAGGACCATATTCACCATTAGCAGTAGTAGATAATCTAAACAATCTACCACTCATTGATGCATCAGAAAGATCAAACTTATATGTCCTATCAGAGAATGAACTTAGTGGGTTGGTATTATGTAAATCATAAGTACCACCTGCTGTAGTACTAGAAAACACATATTCTTGTGCTGCTGTACCAATACCACCAGCAGAAACCGTAGCAGAGAATCCACCAGAAGTTGTTACAGCATCACCAGCAGCAAACTCTGCTCCAGTACCATTTATAGTTGAAGGTCCAATGAATACCAATGTACCCTGTACACCATATATTGTTGCAGTAGTATCATTAGGTGAAGCACCAGTAGTAAGAGTCTGACCAACTTCAGCAGTACCAGTAGCAGATTCAGTAGTTATCTGTCTTATTGCAATATCTTTAACAAAAAAGGTGGTTAGATCAGGAACTTTAAATGATTCAAACTTCATCGTACCCTCTTGGGTATCACTTGTAATAACTTGTCCTGGTTGCCATCCGATAGTTAATGGTATGTTATTGTTAATTGTTACTGTATATCCAGTAATAATATCTCCTGGATGCAATAATGCTCCTGAACCAACAGTTAATTTTTGGTCGTAATCTTTAATACCAACTTTATATGCAGATCCCGTTCCATCATTCGCTATAGTTAAAACCGAACTTGCGGATTTGTCTGCAGGGGCACTATACAAAATAGTATTTGTATTTGCTGCTGGTTTAGATTGTGCTAAAAGTCCTTGATCAGCCATTGTTAATTAAAATCCTGCGTAGAAAAATTGTTGTAATCTTGTCCTTGATGTTAGGTTAGCAGCACCAATACCAGCACCAAAGTTAACATCGTCTAATGTAACGTTTTCGGTTGATAATAGTGTTGCAGATGCATCTGGGAACTTTATAACTCTTGGTCCAGTAAGATTCTCTACTGAGAATTGAACTGATCCACTTACACCTTCCTCTCTTATAGTAGGGGTATAGAGCGTCTTATTTGCTAATTGTTGAGTTGCTAACTCTGTAACAATAGTGCTTGTTGTAGCACCAGCATTATTATTTAGGTTACCTGTTGATGGATACTCAAATGCAGTATTGGTTAATGCGTTTTGATTTGATAAATCAAAATTAATCTTTCTAGTAATATCAGTAGTATCTTGCATTATCAACCCACCGATACTCTTGTTAGTTAAAACCTGAGTAGTATCAGTTCCAACTAGAGTTAAACTCAAATCAGGTATATTAATTGTTCTATTTGCTGTTAAACCAGCAGCAGACCATTGTACCCAATTCGTAGCAGAGTCAGCATTAGCAGCAAACTTAGGATTAACTAAAGTTTTATTAAGTGTAGTCTGCTCTGCTTTAGTATCAAGTAAAGTTGATGAAGTAGCAGTAGGTTCACCAGCAGTTGTTACTGTACCTGCATCAGGTAAGAAGTAAGATCTTCTAGTAGCATTAGTAATAGCCCAGTTAATCTGGAATATTGCTTCCTCAGTACCATCAACAAGAACAAAATTGTCCTCATCAATAAGCATAGTCTTATTAGTTAATGTCTGAGTAGTATCAGAACCAACTATAGTAGTACCACTACCTTGAGTTATCTGAGGGAATGTCATAATTCTGGTAGAAGTACCAGTACCAACACCACCTACCTCAAATCTAATCTTTGGACCTTGAGAATCTTCAAGAACAAAAGACGAATCTTCCATAAGAAAAGTACCAGTTACCTTAACGGAACCAGTACCCTTTGGAGCAAAAACTATATCAGTATTATTAGCAACATCATCAACAGCAGTTACATATAATGATGTACTACTGTTACCATTATCAAGTCGTGTACAATATAAACCACCATCTCCAAATGCAACACCTATCTGATCGTATGCATTTTGATACAATCCAGTATCTCTATCAAGGTCAAAAGTAAGACCAGGTTCAGTTTTTGTACCTTGACTTACACCTTTAAATAATTGATTAACTTTTGCTTTCCTGTTAGGAATCAATGGGTCAGACACCACAACAGGTAAAATTGCTTCACCCGATAAATTGGAGTCTGATATTGTTTCTAACTGCGATATCTTCTTAGTTGCCACGAATAATCATACGTTTTGCTACAGTTCTATTTAGCAAGATCGTCAATAGTAAACAGACTTATAAAGTCTAATCCTTCTTGTTCCATAATGGCACGACAGTCATAATCTTGTCTATCAACTATAGTAACAACACGATCAACAACATAACCTGCATCACGTAATACATATACTGCCTTTAATGCGGATTGTCCAGTAGTTGTAACATCCTCTAGTACTGTTACTTTAGCACCTTTAGGTAATACTGGTCCCTCTATTTGTGATTGTGTTCCATGACCTTTGGGTTCTTTCCTAATAATTAAACCATCAAGATCAACTTCATCTGCTGCTGATACTGTCACTACTCCACTTACTAATGGGTCAGCACCCAGAGTTAAACCTGCAACCGCAAATGTGTCTTCTTCTATACATTCAAGTAGTAAACAACTAGCATAAAATAATCCTTTACCATTAAGTGTAACTGGTTTACAGTTTACATAATGAGTACTAAATGCACCAGAAGATAGTGTAAACTCACCTTTACGATAAGCATCCTTCTTTAATAGTTCTAATAATTCTTCTCTCATAGGAAAATAGCTCCAAGTACAAATCCTTTAGCAAATGCAATACAAAGCATTTGATAGTCTGTGAGGTTAAATTTATCCTGGAATTTTTTTGCCAATCTCTTGTCCCACTCTTTAAGATTGTAAAACGCCTTACCTATATTAAGATTCCACATTTCTTTTCTCCTCCTTGATGTCGTATTCTATCACAATTTTCTTAGAAGACA